GGTGGCGGCGGTGGTGGTGGCGGCGGAGGCGGTGGCGGAGGCGGTGGCGGAGGCGGCGGAGGCGGTGGCGGAGGCGGTGGCGGAGGCGGTGGAGGTGGTGGCGGAGGCGGTGGCGGAGGCGGAGGTGGTGGAGGCGGAGGCGGTGGTGGTGGCGCGCCTAGCCCTACGTCCGACGCTCGATGAAGCCTGGGCCGCATCGGTCGCCGTCCTGGACGACGCGATGAAGATCGGCCGTCAGCCTGAAGCCGTCGATCTTGCCGACATCAAGCTGCGCTTCGACACCGTCCGTCAGAAGGTCTCTGCGTGATGGGGGCCTGGGGCCCCGGCGAGCTCGTAGCCTCCGGTCTCGCTGCGCCGGGGCCCCAGGCTGCTCGTGCGTGCAATCCCGATCCGTTTGCGCGCGACCTGTTTTCCGAGGGCGCCCCTTGGAAGGCGGTCTCCCTCTGGCAGCCGTGGGCGTCCCTGATCGCGCGCGGGGTCAAGACTTGGATCACGCCCCTTTGGGAACATCCCTACCGCGGGCCGATCGCCATCCACGCCGCGCGCATTCTCGACGTCGCCAGCTCGCCGGACGATCTGTGCATGTCGGCGCTGGGCGTCACCTGGACGTCGGACCTGCCCCACAGCGCCGTGGTGGCCGTCGCCGACCTGGTGGAGATCCTGCCGGCGCCGGACGTCGTTCCTCGCCTGACACACGCCGATCGGGCCGCCGGCAACTTCGCGCGGGGCCGTCACGCCTGGCTGCTGGCCAACGTCCGTGCCCTTCGTCGGCCGATCCCCACGCCGGGGCGGCAGGGCTTGTTCAACTGGCATGCGCCGGAGGACCTATACGTCCGTCTCGGCCCGGTTCTCGACACCCTGGCGCTGAGCCATCAGATCGGCTGGGGGCGCATGAAGCGGGTGCTCGATGCGTGAGGCCGCGACGTGACCCAGCGCTTTCCCCTAGCCTGGCCGGCCGGCAAGCCGCGGACCGGGTCGCTCTATCGTAAGCGCGGCGCCTTCAAGGCGGATGGGCGGAACATCACGGTCGACCGCGCCTTCCAGCGGATCGACTACGAACTCGACCGGATCGGCGGCAAAAACCCGTTGGTCTCCTCCAATGTCGAGCTGCGTGTGGATGGCCGGCCGAGAATGGATCGCTCGCCGCCCAGCGACCCGGGGGTCTGCCTTTACTTCGACCTGGGCGGCAAGCCGCATGCCCTGGCCTGCGACGCCTACGAGACCGTCGCTCAGAACCTCGCCGCGATCGCCGCCCACCTCGAGGCGACGCGCGCGATCTCCCGACATGGCGTCGCAACGGCCGCGGAGATGTTCACGGCGTTCGTTGCGCTGCCCCAGCCCAAGACCTGGCGAGAGATCTTCGGGCTGTCAGCCCGCGCCAGAATGGTCGACGTCGAGGACGCATGGCGGCGGCTGGCCGCCTCCAACCATCCAGACCGCGGCGGTTCGCACGCCCTGATGGCTGAACTCAACGCGGCGCGCGACGCCGCCCGAAAGGAGCTTGGATCATGAACGCCGGCGCACGCCGTGATGATGCGTTTGCTCAGGCCTGCAGCGCCGCCGGCGGCTTTCAGGTCTTGTCGCCCCCCCCCCCGTTCCTCTGGAGGGTGGGGTGAGCTTCGCGCGCGAACTCGCACCATTGCCCATCCTCGGATCCGGCCTGGAGAGCATCCTGCGTCCTATCGCGGCGCTGGCCACCGCAGGCCTCACTCCGGGCCTTGTGGAGTCGGCCACTCCAATCTTCGAATGGGTCGCGCCCACGGTCCTGAAGGTCGACGAAAGCTATCAGCGCCACCTGTCGGACCGCTCGCTGGCGCTGATCCGCAAGATCGTCACGCAATGGGATTGGCGGCGCTTCAAGCCACCGGTTGTGGCCCGGATGGGCGAGGACCTTGTCGTGGTTGATGGGCAGCACACCGCGATCGCCGCCGCCTCGCATCCTGACGTCGCTCAGATCCCGATCATGATCATCCTGGCTGAAGCGCGCGCAGACCAGGCGCAGGCTTTCGTCGGCCACAATCGCGATCGCCTCAACATCACGCCGATGCAGCTGCACTTCGCAGCGCTGGCCAGCGGTGAAGAGGACGCGCTGACCATCGACCAGGTCACCGAGCGCGCCGGCGTCCGGATCCTGCGCTGCACTCCTGCCGGCGGGATCTTCAAGCCACGCGAGACGGTGGCGGTGAACGCTATCGCCGCTCTCATCAATCGCCGCGGCGCCCAAAAGGCCCGCATCGTGCTGCAGATCCTCGCCGAGGCCGAGGCCGCGCCCGTCGCATCCAGCCAGGTTAAGGCCGTCGAGATGTTGCTGCACGACGGCGAGTACCGTGGCCAGGTCGAGCCGGCGGACATCGTGTCGGCGCTGCGGACGTGGGGCCTTGGCGCGGCTGAACAGGAGGCTCGAGTCTTCGCTGCCGCCCACAACGTGCAGATCTGGCGGGCATTCGGTGTCGTGGTCTTCAAGCAGGCTCGGCGCCATGCCCGGCGCCGGAGCGGCGCGGGCGCGTGATGGCCACTGACGACGAGCGCCTGATGAACCTGCGCGGGGACCTCCTTCAGGCGTGCCATCGTGGCCTGCTGGACGGGTGCACGCTCGTCGACACGCTCTCCTGCTTTGGCGCCGTGATCGCGGAGATGGCGATCGCCGGCGGCTTTGAGGACGTCACGCCGGTCCTCATCGCGGTCAGCGGCGCAGCCCGAGGCTGTTTCCCTGAGGCGCGGCGCAGGGCGATGCGCGGCGTGGAAGGGCGTGAACGCGCCCGATCGGAATCCGAGGTCTACCGCTCCGGCGTGGCGCGGCTCAGGGGTGTCCGATGAACGAGGCCGGCCGTATTGCGCAGGGCGGGACCAACCAGGGAACCTGGGATCTGCCCTTCGAGCTGGCCATCGCCTGCTCGAGTTCGGTGTTCACCGGCGTGGTGCGCGATCGCGCACGGCGAGGGATCTTCCCGGTCGGGCCGGCCAAGGTCACCGCCCATGGCCGCCAGCTGGTGGCCAGCGTCCCCTACGCCCACGGCGACGTCTTCTTCGCTCTAGACGTCGAGCTGCAGGCGCTCCGGCCGTGACGGAGTGGTCGAAGCTCGCCCGCGCGACGATCGCCCGCGTCCACGCGGAGTTGCCGAAGGACGCGACGCTCACGCAGCGCAAGCGGGCGGTCGACGCCGCCTACCCGTTTAGCGTTCGCGAGATGTGGCCCTACAAGGCCTGGCTCAAGGCGCGGAAGGCCTACCTCGTGCAGTACGGCTACGGCCCGCCGCTTCCGCTCACGGCGCTGGACCTGCTTCCCCGAGATCCCGTCACCGGAAGGCCGGTGATCTGAATGGCCTGCACCGTCGTCACCCTGCCGACTGGCGGCCGAGCGATCGTCTGCGGCGCCCGGCGCGCCAAACCGCACTGCGGCTGCGGCGCGCCGGCCGGGCTGCTGTGTGACTGGAAGGTCGGCCCTGGAAAGGCGACCTGCGATAAGCCGATCTGCGCGGCCTGTTCGGTTAGCCCGGCGCCCGGCAAGGATCTTTGCCTGATCCATGCCGCGGATTGGGAGGCCTGGAGAGCAAATCGGGCGACGAGGACATGAGCGCCGCGTGGCCTCGCCTCATGCGCACCCCGACAGCCCGGCGCTATCTCGACGGCCTGGATCCGCTGCTCGAGTTCGGCGCCACGCCGCAGTTCCACAAGGGCGAGCCCTACTTCGATCGGGCCGAGCTCGACCGCCTGGTCGACGGCGCGCGGGAATCCTCCCCTCCTATGGGCGATGATCCCGACTCCGCGCTCGCCAACTGGATCGAGAGCCATGGCGCCGCTGAACGGCGTCCATAGGGTCAGGAAGACCAACCGCAGCGGGCGCGCCGAGTATTGGTACGCCTGGCGCGGCGGGCCTTGCATCCTGGCGGAGAGCGCCACGACTGACAGGATCCTGGACCTGAAGGTCAGCGCGGCCGCCGCCGACGCCGGCCGGCGCTACTTCGAGATCCAGGAGGCGCGCAAGTCGGCGCCCAAGGACACCGTCCTCGAGCTCGCCAAGCAATGGCAGGCGAGTCCGGAGTTCAAGCAGGGTCTGTCGGCCAGGACGCAGAAGGATTACCGCCGCGCCCTCGCCATCGTCGAGGTCGACCTCGGGACCATGCCGATGAAGGCGCTGAAGGCCGACGGCGCCCGCGCCGCCCTATTGGCCTGGCGCAACCGCTACGCGGCGACGCCGGCGAACGCTGACCAGTACGCCGGCGCGATGTCGAAGCTCCTGGGCTGGGCCCGCGACCAGGGGCTCACTTCGGCCGACCCAATGCGAGACTGGCCGTGGATCTATCACCCCGACAGGTCGGACATCGTCTGGAAGGCGGGAGAGATCGAGACTGTCTGCGCCGCCGCCGGCGGCGACCTGGACCTGCAGCTGGCGATCCTGCTGGCCGCCTATTCCGGCCTGCGCCAGTGCGACCTGATCAAGCTCACCTGGTCGGCCGTCGGCGAGAAGACGATCGTGCGCCGGACCAGCAAGCGCGGCCGCGTCGTACACATCCCGCGGACGCCGGCGGTCAACCAGGTGCTTGAGGCCTGCAAGGCATTCGCCGGCGGCGAGACGGATGAGAAGCTGGAGGCGCTTACCGTCCTCACCCGCAACGGCAAGCCCTGGAAGGCCACGACCCTGAACAAGGCCTGGAACAGCGCCAGGAAGCGCGCGATCGCCAAGCTCCCAAGCATCAAGGGAAAGCGCTGGCATGATCTGCGCGGGACCTACGCCACGTCGCTCCACCGCGACGGCTACGAGGACGACGAGGTCGACCGGATCATGGGCTGGAAGAAGGGCAACTCCGAGCAGACCCGCGCCGCCTACGTCGCCGGCGATGTCGTCGCCCACACCGCGATCGCCCGCGCCGCGCGTCGGGCGCAGGTCGCCCAAGCCGCCTGACGGTTTACACCCCAACAGCTAAGTCTTTGAGATCGCTACAGGTGGAATTGAGCTGGTTTACAGCTAGGTCGTTGACGCTGCTGCACTGCGCTGTTTTAGCAAACCGTTGCCTTCAGCCACTCGGCCACGTCACCTTGTTGAAAACGCTCCGGTATTCGGAGCGCCCTCTATCCCAGTTTACAGCCGGTTTACAATCGGCCCCCGCTGGGACCGCGCGGTTTCTAGCTGAGCTAGCGGCGGGCGCCTAGGCCTCTCGCCACGCGGCGCCGCGAATCACAAACCGAAGGGCCCGGCTGCAAGTTCTCGTCTTGTTCTCTTCGAGCTCGGAGAGATATGTCTGGCGGCATGGCCAATCGTTTCCCGCCGCCCTGGACCGTCCGCCACAACGACGACGCCTATTGGGTCGAGACCGCCAACGGGATCCGGTTCGCCTACATCTACTTCCGCGACCCGCCGGTCGTGGGCACCGGTCCCGAGCGTCCGACGCGGGACGAGGCGCGGCGGATCGCGGCGAACATCGCCAGGCTGCCCGAGCTCCTGAAGAAGCCCTGATACGAAAAAAGCGCCCCCGGCCGGAGCCAGGGACGCAGGGGTGGCGGTGCACTTTGGTGCTTGGTCAGCAGCTGGTGACGATCAGCTCCTGGGCCTTCTGGCATAGGGCCGCTTGTTGGGCGCCCGGGATCGCCGATTTCGCGCTTGAACGAGCGGCGTTGCCCATCGGCAGTTTCCGGGCTCGTAGTTACCTTCGTTGTCGCGTCGATCGAGCGTCGTGCCGACGGGTCGCTCGCCCATGTCCTCGAAGAACGCCTCGAAGCTCTCTTGCCAGCGCAGGCAGACCTGGATGCCGCGGCCGCCCCAGCGCTCGAAGTGCGGCGACTTGGGATTGAGGCAGCGGTCTTTCATGGATTGCCACGAGCGGTAAGCACCGGCGCGCTTGGATTTGCCGTGCTTGCGCATTCGCCGGGACACGTCGTCACGGTGAAGACAGCCGCAGCTCTGAGTGTTGCCGCATCTGACGTTCGCGCCAACCGCCACGATGCTATCACCGCAGTCACACACGAAGAGCCACTTGGCTTGGCCCCTCACCGTGCGGCCGGCGAGAGAAACGCCGACCAGCCGGCCGTATCTCAGGCCAGTCATGTCGATCAGCGCACTCACCGAAAGGTGGGCGGAGCCGGGCCCGATTCGGCCAGGGCCTTGGCCGCGTCGACTAGGCCCTCCCACGCCACCCTACGAACGCAGACCCAAATCTTGTCGGGGGGAGCTGCTGGAAGTGTAACCGTCGCGGCCTGGAGGGCAGCCGCCGGGGTCGCGGCGAGAAGAGGTGCTGCGAACAGGGCGCGGCGAAGCATGCTAGAAGGGCGGTCAGCCTGGTCCATGTCGATCTCCTGGATCGTAGGGTCGGGTTAGGCCCGGCGCGAGGGGTCCATCCTTGCGCCGGGCCGTTTCGTGTACTACGGGAGTGTGGCGAATCCGTCAACTGGCGTATTACACCAATGCCGAAACGTCCTCGACCGACGAAGTACCCTCACCTGCTGCAGGTTCGCGTCTCAAGCGAACTACTTACGCAGATCGATCGCGAGGTTGAACGGACCGGTCAGAATCGCGCCGATGTCGTGAGGCAGATGATCGTGCTCGGCCTAGCCAAGCTGGCGCCCTAGCGGTCAGTGGCCCCAGCCGCTGGCGCCGCCGATTCGGACGGCCGCCCAGATCGCGTAGCGATGGACGGCCGGGACGCCGACCGCCTGCAGGGCTTCCTTCAGGATCTCGTCAGCCTCGGCGCGGGTGTAGGATTTCTCGCGCGTGATGCAGCGCCGGCCGTTGACCATGCCGGATCCCGCCGAGCCATAGAGCATGTCGTGGATCGCGTAGGGCTCGACGCCCAGGCCGTCGGGCGGCTCCAGGCTCCAGGCGACGCGGGGGATCGAGCCCAGGTCGGTGATGCAGCCGCGCGGAAAGGTCAGCAGTTCGCGGGATCCCAGCTCGCCGCGCTCGTACACCAGCTCGGGGCTGCCGCCCCGCCAGAGCGATCTGCCGCCGCGCGTGATCGGACGTCCGCCGGCGTCCGCATAGACGAGCAGCGTCAGCTGGGTGAGGAACTGACCCACGCGCGGCTAGCGCAGCGGTCCTGAGGCGGTGGCGCGACCGAGGCCGGCCAGGCCGGCGGCCAGCACAGTCAGCGCCCCGGTTACGATATAGGCGGACTTCGGGGCGTCGATCGCCGGCAGCACCGCCGTGGCGATCCCGAAGACCAGCGAGCCGGCGGCGCCCCACAGGCCCTTGGAGCGATACCAGTCCTTGCCCGCCGCCTTGGCCGCGACATAGACCGCGACAGCCTCGGAGATCACCTGCAGCAGGTCGGCCGGCGGGGTGCTGGCGGTCGACGGCAACGGGCCCAACGGCTCAATCATCGGTGAGAATGTCGCGGGTGCCTCGCTCAAGGCATCACCGGCGCAACGAGCGCGCCGGCGGCGAGGCCGGCGGGGCCCTTGGTGATCGCGGCGTCGATCACCTTGCGCGCGCCCTGCGGGTCGATGATCACGCGGTTTCCCGCTTGCATCTCCTCGCAGGTCCGGACCATCGCCTTCAGCTGATCGACGGACATCTGGGTCTTGGTGTCGGCCGAGGCGACGCGGTCGACCTGGTCGGCGCACTTCATGGTCGGCTCGATACCGGCCCCGATCGGCTTGAGCGTGGGAATCAGGGCGGTGTTGAAGGCGCTGAGCCCGGCGCAGCCGGACAGGGCGAGAGCCGCGGCGCCGATGAGGGCCGCGGACAGGATCTTGGACATTGGGATCTCCAGGATGGGCCCGGCTATGCGGGCGGGTTGGGGATGGCGGGTTTGGCCAGGCCGCGCTCGCAGAAGGCGCGCTCCTCGGCGCGGCGGGCGACCAGGCCGGGCACCACGACGTAGCGGGGCTTGCCGTTCGGCAGGACGCCAGAGCGGACGTAAATCCACTGCGGGCGTCCGTCGTCGCCAGTGTTCAGCTGGCGGCAGGCGCCGGCGAGGTCGCCGGCGTTCAGGTGGCTCACGATGCCCGAGCTGCAGAACGCGCCCGAACCCTCGTTGAAGGCGAAGCTGGTGAAGGCCGCGCGGCTTTCGGCCGGGACCGGCACGCCGATGCAGCCGTCGATCGCCATGCCCTTCTGCACGGCGTCGCCGGCCAGGTACTGCATGCACTGCTCGAGGGTATAGCGGCGGCCGATCACCGCGCCTTCGGTGTGGCCGGCGCAATCGGTGGGGATGCCGCCCACGTCGGGATAGCCGACCGGCTGCACGCCCTCCCACTTGCCGATCAGCGGCACGGCGATCGCCACGGCCGCCAGCACGGCGGCGACCCGGGCGACGGCGGGATTGATCGCGCTCATCGGGCCGCAGGCTCTCCGGCAGGCGACCTCGCCTCCCGGGTCCACTTCCAGATCAGGTGGGCGGCGCTGATCAGCGTGTAGATGATGCCGACGACCGCCACCCACTCGTTGAGGGTCAGGCCATAGATGATGGCCGGCGGCGTGAGCTTGAGGCCTGCGACGCCGAGATCGTGCGTCACCTGGTGGTGGTCAATCATCGAATGGATCCTGCGGGCTTACTTGAGGGCGGCGGCGATCGCCGCGGCGGGCGGCGTTCAGCGGAGCGCGGCCGCCAGGACGAGCCACGTGACCAGCACGAGCCCCGCCATGGCCGGTCCGTAGGCGCGCAGCCAATCGCGCCGGGTCATGCCGCCGTCGTGGCCGGCGCGGAAATGGCGGCGGTGAGCAGCTGCTGGGTCATGTTGAGGGCCAGCTGCGTCTGCGCGAACGCCTGGGATTGGAGCGCCTGGCCGGCGGTCACCAATTTGTTCTGGGCGGCGAGCATGTCGGCGAGCCGGTTCTGGCCGTAGGCCGCGTAGAGCTCGATGCGGTCCTGGTTCGAAAAGGGCGCGGTCATGCCCATGCGCTGCGCGAAGACGAGGAACGTCGCGTCATCCATGGTCGGGTCTCCGGAAATAGGATTGCGCGTTCCGGATGTGCCGGTGGCGCGGTTTATGCTTAGGGTTGAGGGATGGGGCTGAAGTACGAGCCAGCACTGGACGGCCTGCGGGCCATCGCCGCGACGATGGTCCTGCTGCACCACGCCCACGTCCCCGGTTTTGCGGGCGGCGGTCGCGGAGTCGACGTGTTCTTCGTTCTGTCGGGCTACCTGATCACCAATATCCTGGTCTCGGAGGCCCGGGCGACGGGGCAGATCGACGTGACTGCGTTTTGGCTGCGCCGCGCGAGACGACTGGTCCCCGCACTGATCGCCGTCATCCTTGTGTCCGGCCTTCTGGTGAACCAGTTCCCCCCGGAAGAGGTCCCTCGCATGGGCGCGGCCATGTTGTTCGCCGCCACCTATACGACGAACATTGCGAGTTGCATGGGCTTTGCGTTGACGCCGCTGTCCCACACATGGACGCTGGCGCTCGAAATGCAGTTCTACCTGATCTGGCCGTTCGTTGTCGGCTTCGTCGCAAAGGTACGGCGGCCCGCTGTCGCGCTGTTCGCGGCATGGATTGCGGTCACGGCGACATCGGGCGCGGTCGGCCAATTACCAACCCTCAAGGCCTTCCAGTGGCTTTTCAGCGTAGGCCCGTTGATTTTTGGCTCGGCGCTTGCCTTCACGCCTCCGATGAGGCCGGCGATCGGTTGGTTGGGGGCGACCATCGTCCTGGCTATGACGTTCGTGCCGAGCAGCCTTCGACCGCAACTCCTGAACCACCTTCCGCTCCTGGATATGGGCGCTGGAATGCTGATCAGTTCGCTCTCTCACGATTATCGCCTGTCTCGCGCACTGGGTTGGGCGCCGCTAGTCTGGCTGGGCGCGATCTCCTACGGGATTTACCTCTGGCACTTCCCGATCCTAGAGGTGCTCCGGGGCCAGGGCTGGCAACTTCGCGTGCTGGTCGCCGCGCCACTTTCCATCGCCATGGCGCGGCTCTCCTATCTCACGGTCGAGACGTGGGGCCGCGCAATAGGCCGACGTCCAGCCGCTGAATTGGGCTGACGCGAGTGATCACGTCGGGAGGCTAGTTCATCAGCGTCACGAGAAGCTGCTGCGTATTCACGGCGATCACTTGTGACGTTCCGCTCCCGGTTTCCACTCCCTGGACGTAGTGCAAACCGAGAACTGGTGGTGATACAATAGTAATACTCGGGTGTGTAGTCCCGCTGCCGCCTGCACTGGCAAACGATCCGACTACTGAGTTGGTCGCATCAATGTTCGGCCATATTTGCATGAAATTTGTTAGGCCAGCCGAGTTAACGGCACTTATAGATGATTGTCCAAGACCATCTAAAAACGATACCCGATTTGCTACACTTCCGCGCATTGCGCGGGCGCCGCCCGAGTAACTGTAGGTAGACCCGTTATCAATACTGCGAGAACTTGTCGGACGTTGATTATACGCATTGAACAGCGCCATGAAGGCATTGGAACCACCCGACGCCCCGGCGGCTGTGAACTGCGTGGTCGTCTGCCCGTTGGCCGTCATGTAGACCGAGCCTAGATACGTCGCCTTGTTGGCCGCGACGCTCGTACCCGCCCCCGCCCCGTTGGTCAGGGTGATCGCGTTCTTGTTGGTCCAAATGCCGTTGAGCATCTGAAGTTCGGTCGTGCCGGCCCCTGTCCCGCGCCCCGTCGTGTGGTTGGTCCCGGTGTGCGTACCCGACTGCGATCCCGACGTGTTGACGAACGTCCCGGTCGCCGCGTTGGCCACGGAGGTGGAGAGGTTGAAGGTGTTCGTCCCCGGCGAGCGGCCCACGTAATAGGTGGTTCCCGCCGTGATCCCGGTCGGCAGCGCGCCAGAAGTGGTGAAGATGACCGGCGCGCCCTCGTAGAGGCCATGGCCCGTCCAGGTGACAACGGCCGGTGAGGCGATGGTGACGGTGATTGTCGCGGTATTCGACCATGCCGGCCCGGCGCCGATGCTGATGGTCCCTGAGTTGTTCCAGACGTAGAGATCGTAGACATTCTCGACGGGCTGGTTGGTCGTATCCAGCGCCATGTCGAGGTCGGCGGAGAGCGAATAGAGCGTCCAGTTCGAGCCGTCGTAGAGCGGCACGTTCGGGCCGACGTAGTTGGTGTAGAAGACGTGGGTCTTGGCGGTCTGGTCCGAGGTCATCACCGGAACGCCGGTCACCAACGTCAGACGGCCCTGCGGCGGGGTGATTGAGGCCGTGGTGATCGTGCCGCCGGTGCTGATGCCGTTCAGCGTGGTCCCCGACATCGAAAGCCCGGTCCCGAGCGTGATCTCCGCATAGGGCGATCCCGAGCCGGAGGCGCCGGAGCCTAGCAGCCTTGAGTTTGCCGCTGCATTGGCGATCTTGGCGAGGGTGACGGCTGCGTTGTTGATCGCTGTGGTGGTGACCTTGTTCGCTCCGATGGCGGTCACGCCCGAGCCCGAGGTGGACACGTCCCCCGACAGGTCCCCCACTGCGACATCGGCGGTTCCGTTGCCGAACACCAGTTGCCCGGAGGTGAGCGCTCCGGTGTGGGTAACGGTGCCGCTGCTGCCGCCCGACGTGCCGCACGTCAACCCCGTCCCCGACACATAGTTCAGGTGGTTGCCGCCGGTGTCGGCGCAGCTCGGCATGGCGTTGGCGGCGACATCGGCCGTCGAGCCCGTCCAGTTGCCGAGCATGGTGTTCGCGGCGATCTGCGCCTGCATCGACAGCGCGACCTTGTGCGCCCCGATGGTCAGGGCGCAGGCCAAGTTGGTCACGTCTCCGGTGAATGCCGGGAGCCCGGCGCACCCGAGCGTGCCGGTCAGGTTCGCCGCGTCGGTCCCCGTCGCGAAGTAGCTGAAGGGGACGCCGTTGGTCTTGGTGCAGATGGTCGCCAGCGTGCTGGCGGTCGCGCAGTCGCCTGAGAGGTCGCCAGTCGTGAAGCTCTGCGCGCCGCTCGACTTCGCCACCGCCCCGGTCGTCGGAGAGCCCGTTACATAGGCTGGCTTCGGCGGTGCGGCGACGGCGAGCGCGGGCGCGAGAAGCAGCAGCCCGGCGATAGTCAGGGCGAGGGAGCGTCTTACTGCAAGAGCCATTGTGTCCCGTCGTAGATGAGGCGCGCGTGGCCGTAGTCGATGGCGATGAAGCTGGAGAGCGTGGCCGACCCGGAGATGTTCTTGCCGTTGCCGTTGAAGCTGATCAGGTTAGTCCCGGCGTGGCCCGCGGCGTCCCAGACCTCCACGACCTCGTCCAGGGCCGGAGCGGCGTTCAAGGTGACGGTGTAGGCTCCGCCGCTGGTGTCGAGGAAATAGCAATTGTTGCCGGCGGTCGTGGTAAAGCTGGCCGACTTCGGAGTTGAACTGACCGCGCCGACGGGCGCCGCGACGGTCACTGTCGTCGTAGCCGACCAGGGACTGGTCTGGTTGGCGGTGGAATAGGCGACCTGAACATCGACGGAGCCCGCCGCGGCCACCAAGCCAGTGATCAGGGTAAGCGGCGAACCCGCGGCCGTCAGATTGTCGCCCGCGCTCGCCCAGATGCTGTCGGCTGACAGCTTCCACCGTACCTTCCAGGCTAGGTTGTCGAGGCCCGGATCGTCGACGACGACCGACAGTCGCGCGCCAGACACTCCGCCGCCGCTGTCGGGATAGTCCGGCGTCACGCTGGTGATGATCGGCGCATCCAGCGGATCGAGACCCGCTGGACTTCCGGCGCTCGGCGGGGCCAGTGGCGGCGCCGCGCCTGACACGGAGCCTGCGCCGGTCGCGATCCACGGGAAGCTCACGGTCATCGCCGAGAGATCGATGGTCGGCTTGCCGGTCACCTCGACGACGAGATCGTTCAAGTCGGGCAGCTCGCTGATCTGCACCCGGACATAGCGCTCGCCCATCACTGCGAGTCCGGCAAGATTGCAGGTCAGCGTTCCGCGCAGGGGCTGCGTCCCTCGGTTCAGGACGGCAGTGGCGACGGTGATGGCCTGCGGTCCGGAGGGAACCCAATCGAGTTGCAGTTGCTGGCTGCGCAGCTGGCCGCGGGAGGCGATGTCGCCGTCATCCTGCACATAGCCCGCCTCGGCGTTGTTGAAGGCGGCGGCGGGGTCCGTGTAACTGACGATCAGCTGGTTGACCGCCTGCTCGTCGGGCAGGAAGTGCTGTACCTGATAACCGACAATGTGGCGGTCGGTCAGGATGACGCTCGGCGTGTAGACCGTATTCGTCCGCACAACCAACGCGCCATCACCGCGCTGGCCGAGCCACCCGTCGAAGGTCGACAGAATCGACTTGATCACGTCGCCGGGCGCGTTGTCGTGGCGATAGGTTCCGCAGCAGCGATAGAGCGCTTGTTGTCCCGTCGCATCCCAATAGGCGAGGTCTCCGGCAGAGTGAGGATAGGTCAGGCCGGCCGAAAGCGTGACCGCGCCCGCACCGCCCACGCTCGACACCGTGACGGTCTCCGTCGAGAAGACAATCGACATGCCTCCGGTCAGACCGGTCGTGTCGAAGAGATGGATGGTTGTGTCGCCCGCGGCAGCTGGTTCAGCCAGAGTGGCGTGCATCCCGGTGACGGAGGTCAGCCCGTCGCATTCGTCGGCAGCGGCCTCGACGAAGCCGATCGTGGGGGCGAGGAAGCGGTTGTAATCCAGCCCCATCCCGCCGCTTGCGTCGGTCAGATAGGCCAGGAGACACAGCGGCGGACCGTCACTGAACGCGTAGGTCGATGCGGTCCCTTGCGTTTGACTGCTGTCACGCGGGTCGAAGATCAACTGCGCGTCGATCGCCGCCGAGGGCGTCGGCACCCCGTTGGGGAAGCAACTGGCCTGGTCCTCCTTGTGGGCCTGCTTGCAGACCACGACCATCGAGGTCACGCCGTCGCCGCGATGGTCAGAGGTCCAAGCCGGGACGCCCGCAGAGATCGCGTAGGCCGTCTCGGCCGCCAGGCCAAGGCGGCTGTCAATTTGCACGAGATTGCCCGTGCCCGTGCCTTGGCCGTACTTGCCGAATGCCCCGGGAGCGTACCAGTAGCCGAGGCCGTTCAGCGCCATCTGATCGTCGTTCAGGTAGTAGTTCACCACCTGATGCGAGCGGCCATCGAGCAGCGGCAGAACGTCGTACGAAACCGTCTTCGCGCCGCCGGAACCGGCGGTATAGAGCGCGTAGGAGCCGGCGACACGCACCCGGCCGAAGGCCGACTGCCGCACCGGCATCGCCTCCTTGAGCGGCGTCTGCAATGCGCCTGGCTTCGGCGGTTTGGGCGCCGTGAGCGCGCCGACTGCGACGCTGATCGCCACCGTCACTGCGACCTCGGTGGCGTAGTAGACCGCCGTGAAGACGGCATCCCCTAGATATGCGGCCGCGAAGTCGGCAACCGCCGCGGCGACGTAGGCAATGGCCTGAGGCATCAGACCCTCCAGGCCGCGAGCGGCCGCATCGGCGCTACCAGCAGCCCTGTGGTCGCCAGCACCGCCCAGCGCCGCCCTGCGCAGATCGCGCCGGCCTGCACGCGCGCGCCGTCGACGCCGTGCGCTTCCACGACACCCACGTCCCCGCAGATCGCGAGGTCGATCGGCGCCAGCCCGCAGGCCGCCGCGCGCAGGGTCGAGAAGGCCAGCAGGTCGCCGTTGCGCTTCAGGAATCGGGCCGCGCCCAGCGACGTCTTCACTCGCCCGCGAAACCCCTCGGCGAGATCCACGCCGCGCAGCGCGAGCGCCCAATCCGCCGGGAAGGTCAGGCAGTTCAGGCCATCCCACGCGAACGGCGTTCGTGCGGCGCGGGCCAGATAATCCGCCAGCGTCACACGTAACCCCACACCTTGGTCGTGCCGGCCTGGTACTTGGCGACCTGATCGAAGAAGGCGTCGTCGGAGGAGCGTCTGCGCTGGTCGATGTCAGTGAAGAAGGTCAGGTTCGGCCGCCGGCGGCCGGTGAAGACATTTCCGGCCGAGAGCTTCAGCGTGCGGGTCGGGGCCTGCGCGTCGCCGGTGCGCTCGACCGTGAGGCTGTCCGCAGTGCCGCTCCACAGCCAATAGATCGGCGGCACGATCTGCCAGGCGTCGTCAAATAGCACTAGGCCGACATCGACAGCTCGGCCGCGCACGTCAGATGCGCCGTCGCCGGCCAGCGCCGCGACCTCACCCGTCACCGCCGCACCGGAAACGGTGAACTCCAACCGTTCGGCGTCGCCATTGAGCGCCGCGCCGAGGGCCGGCAGTCCGGTCAAGAGCCCCATGGACTGGTAGATCGCTCCGTCGTCCGGTTCCGCCCCGCCGGCAGGAATGGAAAGGTCTCGGACCTGGCCACTCCACAGGCGGATCACGGGCGACGTAGCGACACGCAGCAGCACGCCGACGCGCTTCGCTTCGGCCAGGACGTCCGGGTCCGGCGAAGTCCATGAAGTGGGCGGGGCGGGCCCAAGATCGTCCACACGGATGGACAGGCCGCCGCGATTGTCCCCGAGCGGCGTGTCGTTGACCCCGATGACCTTGTAGGTCGCATATCCGCTGACGGTGAACGGCAAGCGGCTTGCCAACGTGGCGTAAGCCTCGTCCACCGTGGCGTATTGCGGGGTCCGAGGGACATTCAACAGCAGCACGTCGGCGCCGCCGTTGTTGCCATAGATGCTGACGTTGTTGATCCACGTCAGACCGCCGCTAGGCGGGTCCGAGTCGGTCGCGACCAACGAATAAGCGTCCCAGGACAACAGGCCGCCGCTGGCCGCCGCACGCGGTTTCGAGAACCTCACCCTGTGGGTTGGATCAAATCCGGTCAGGGTGGCGGCATTGGTGGGCGCCCCGAGATCCGTGGCGACGATGTTGACCGCGGTCGTCACGCCGCCGGCCCCCCGGCCTCGATGAACCTGGCCGTCGCCTTCCCGAAACGCTGCATGGAGACGGTTTCGGAGATGTCGCCGTCAGCCCGCATCAGGCAGCGCGGCCACTCCATCTCCAGGGTGTGTTCCGGGCTGTTGGCGGCGGTGATCGCCTGGCGCAGCGGCGGCCGGAACGTCGCCGTCGTCGAGCCGCCATCGCCCACGCCGCCGGAATCGATGCGGATGAACTCATAGAGCCGCCAGCCCCACGTCGGGTGCTCGATCGAGAAAAACTCGCCGCCGAGCAGCGGTAAGGGCCCGGTGTAGGTGAAGGTGAGCGAGGTCTCGCCTAGCGCTGCGTCGGCGGTGACGGTCGCGGTGATCTGGTGCGGCACGGCCGCGACGCTCGCCGCCCAGGTATCGAGGCCGATGGTGTCCGTCCCGGCATAGGCGCCGGTGACCGGCTGTTGCCGGCGGTCAGTCAGCGGGACCACAGCCTCGGCCGCGCCGCCGTCGCACGCCCCCGTGAAGCGCCGCCAGGCGAGGATCTTCTCGCGGGTCCACAAGGTCGCTTCGCCGAAGTCCGCGACCCAACGTCCGCCGCCGGCCACATCGGCGAATTGCGCCTCGCCGGATAGGGATGCGCCGCCCGTGATAGCCTGCCCGACCAGGCGCGCTTGCAGGCTCGACGGCGCGAACAGCCGGGAGGGAAAGACCAGCGTGCTCATTGGTTCAGCTGCGAGGCGTAGGCGGCCTTGCTGCTGTCCTGCGCCGCCATGCCGCGCGCCCACTGTCCAGCCCGGGCCGCCGAGCGGTCCGCATGGGCGTTGGCCTGGCCGAGGATCTCTTGGGTGAGCACCGCGCCCTCGGCGTGGAAGTGGAAGGGCTGGACGACCACGACGCTGGGCGATCTTGCCGGGAGCGAGATGGCGCGCAGGGCGTCGAATGACGAGCTGATGCTCGGGACCAGACCGCCGGCCGCCAGATGCGGCATCTGTCCGCTGTTGATCGCCTCCAGCAGCTTGCCGTGCTTGCTCGTCGCGGCGGCGTTGACCACAAACTCGCCACTGGAGAGCATGGCCGGAATGCTGTCCGAGGTGCTGGTGCCGGGGCCGCTGACGCGCCCGCCGTCGGCCAAGCCGAGGAACGCCAGCACCGGCGCGGCGATGTCCTTTTGGATCACCGCGGCCAGGAGGTCGGTCGCAATCTTGCGGAAGACGTTCTTCGCGACGTCGCCGAGGTTCTTGGCGTTGACGATCGCATCGGCCAGGCCGTTCGAGAGGTCGACCGCCGCGGTGACCGCGGCGTTCTGCATGACGGTGTTCAAGTCTTGAACCGAGCGGATGTAGCGCTGGACCGGATCTTCGTGGCCGGTGTCGAAGCTCTGACGCTGCGCCACCTGGGCCCGGTCGAAGGCGTTCAACTTGGCAGCAGCGTCGCTGGCCTTGGTGGGATCGTCCGCGACCTCGCGGTCCAGCGCCTCCTTCAGGATGGCGCGCGCCAAGCGTTGTTGCGCCAGAAGCGTCGTGCGTTCGATCGCGGTGCGCGCCTTGGCCGTGGTGGCGTTTTCCGCCGCCGCGCTGGAGACCTGATCCAGGTAGCCGGCGATCTCCTTCTGCGAAGCGAACCATTGATCGGTGATCGCGCGCAGCGCATTGCGCTCCACCAGGTCGTTTTTCGCCACGCGGGCGAGTTCGACGTCGGCCTGCGCTTGCTCGATCTTGGCCTGCAGGATGTCGCTGGCCTTGCCGTCGATGGTCTGGTCTTTGAGCAGGTGGGCGAGATCGCCCTTGAGTTTGGCCTGCTCGGTCGCGGCTTCGGCGTTGTTGGCGTCGACCTCGAACTTGGCCCGCGCATCGACGTTGGCGGTCAGGTTCTTGTAGGCCTCGGCCAGCGCCTTCAGCGCATGCTGCTGGTCTTCCTCCGCGGTCTTGGTGAGCGCGTCGGTCTGATCGGCCGGGCCCTTCTTCGCCTTGTCGAAGGTCAGCTGCTGGGCTTTGCCCTGCCCCTTGGTCGCGCCGAGTTCCGTTCCTCTGAAATCGACGGGCTTGCCGGCCATCAGATCGGCGACGCCGGATGCCAGCTTCACGGCGCGTCCGCGGGCCGCCAGCGCGTCCAAGCCTCCCTTGGCGGCCTGCGCCGTGTCGATCCCCAGACCGAGGCCGGCGGCGCGCGCAACCCCTTCGGCGGCCGCGCCGACGTCGACGTGGATACCCTGCGGCAGGTGCGGGATCTTGCTGATCAGGTCATCCAGGCCGCGGATCGCGTCAGGAATTTCGCCCAGGAAGTCGGACAGCGCGTGGGTGGCGCGCTCGATGAATTCCGCGACCTTCTCGATGGCCGGGGCGGCTTCCAGGAAGGCCGACTTGAAGTGGGTTCCGATCAGGAAGCCGAGCGCGTCGACCTTCTCGTTCATCTCGGCCGCGCGCTGGATGTCGGCCGGGCTGATCACGCCCCCGACGCCTTGGGCCTCCTTCATCTTGCCGATGAAGCCGGCGATCGACTGCGCGCCGCCATTGATGATCGGCAGCAGGTCCCCCAGGCCGAACGCCTTGGCGGCGGATGTACGGGACTGGGCGTCCTTCAGCGTGGCGATCTTGTCCATCACCAGCGCCAGCTTCGCGACGGGGTCGACCGTGGCGTTGACCTGGTCTCGGTCGAGCTTGATGGCGTCGGCCCATTTCTTCAGTCGGGTGTCGCCGGTGTGGGTCTCGAACTTGCCGATTTCCTCGTTGAATGCGCCTAGGGCCGCACGGCCCTTCTCGAGGCCAATGCCGGCGGCGGCCGAGGCATAGTCGAGTTTCTGCAGGCTGTCGGTCGAGACGCCCAGCGCCTCGCTGGTCGAGCGCAGCGTCCCGGCCCACTCCATCGCCTTGCGGGCTTCCTCGCCGGCGAGCGCCAGGGCGACGATGCCGGCGGCGGCCGCGATTCCCCAGGGTCCGAGCGGCTCCAGCGCCGAGCCGAAGACGCGCAGCCGCGCGCCGCCCTCCTCCAGCACCGAGAGCTTGGTGGCGTCGAAGATATTGGTCGCCGCCAGCGCCAGGCCGGTCTTCTTGGCCGCCGCCGCCGCCCGCTCGGCGGCCGACAGGGCGGTTACGTAGGACTTGGCCTGGCCGAGCGCCGCATCGCCGGTGATCCCGGCGCGCTTCAGCTTGGAGAGCTGCTGTTCGATCAGCAGCTGCTCGGTCAGCGCGGTGATCTGCGCCTTGTTGCCGCGCGCTCGGGCAATCGACAGATCGTTCTCGAGCTGGATGTTCCGCAGCGTCGCCGATTGCGCCAGCGCCTCGGCGGCCTTGCCCTCGGTCGCGGCCTTCTTCCAGGCGTCGCTGATCTTCTGGGCCGCGCCATATTGCGCGCGGATCACCGCGTTCAACTTGGCGTCGAGCTTGGAATAGTCGGCGTCGAAGACGGTGACCAGCCGCTCGATTTCGGTGCCTCCGTCAGCCAAGGCGCGCCTCCATCACGGCTCTGTCGAATTCTTCGTCGGTCGGGGCCTTGGGCTCGCCGCCGCTGGCGTGGAACGACTTCCAGCCGTCGAAAGCCTGGATCAGCTTCCACACCGGCGCGGCGCCGACCTGGGCGGGCGACCAGCCCATCATTCCGCCGATGCGGTAGAACTCGGCGAAGCGCCACTTGCCGTTGGGGAGGCGGGGGCGAGCGGCGTCTGCGTCCCCGCCTCCGGCTCCCCCGGCGGGTCATCCTCGTCGGGGGCGCCGATCAGCGAAGCGGCGATAACCGCCTGCGCCGTCGTCTTGACCTCGATCAGCGCGCCCGGGCCAGCATAGCGCTCGACCAGCACCAGGGCGTCGATCGACGACATGCCGCCGCCGACCAATCCGATGCGCAGCGGCTCGCGGATGCAGCGCGGCGATCGCCAGGTGCCGTCGCCCAGCCGGCGATAGAGTTCCTCCGGCCCGAAGCCGGTCTTCTCCTGCAACTCCTCGAGGCCGTCGATGCTGAGGAAGAAGTCGTGCGGGCCGTCGCCGAAGACCAGCCGGATCTTGCCGGATCGGCTCATGATCAGGCGTTGTCGGCGATGGTCACTTCGCCGTCGGAGACCAGCGCGACGACGGCGTCGGCCTTCTCCTTCCGCGTGCCGCTGACGTCGAACTGCATGCAGTGGTAGGCGCCGGTCCAGGTCACCCCGCCGACCTTGTTGACCTTCACCTTGATGTTGATGGTGTCCTTGTTCTTGAAGAAGTTGAACCACTTGGTCACCGAGGAGAGGTGCACCTTGCCGGCCCCGTCGATGGCGGCGCCGAGGCCGTCTTTCTCGGTCGAGTTCCAGGCGGGATCCTCGGGCGTTTCGCAGGTCGGGATCACCGAGGTGATCACGTTGGCGGAGAACTTGATCCCGCGCGTGGTGTTGATCAGGCAGTCATGGTCGAAAACGCCCGAGCCGGGGGCGGACTCGAGCTGGATGAGCAGCTGCTCGCCATTGAACACTTCGACGGGGGTCGGCATTGTCTGGTCTCCAGGGGATGTTCGGGGGTGCGCGGCGGCCGCGCGGGCTTCAGGTGAGCGGTGTGGCGGTCACGTAGCGGGGGACCACGATGCGGTGGGTGCTTCGTCCGCCGTCGCCGGCGTCGATGTCGCGGGCGCGCACGATCTGGTGGACGACGATCGCGTGGCCTTCGGGGTCGATGTCGGCGTCGGCCGCCCGGGCGACCAGGTCGGCGAGGTCGCGGGCCTCGAGCTTGCCGACCGCCCGCGACCAGATGTGCAGCGTGAAGTGGGTCTCCGCGCCGTCCTCGCAGCCGTCGCCGTCGTCGGAAGCATCGTCCTCGCCCAGGTGGACGAAGGGGAAGGTCGCGGTCACCTGGCCGGTGGCGTCGTCGACGGGGACCTTGTCGTAGATCCGCGGCGGCCCTTTGAAGAAGGCGATCAGCTGCGGATCGGCGCGCAGGGTGGCGAACAACGCCTTCTGCAGCGCCGCGGCCGGCAGCTTCACGCTGAGCCTCCCGTCGCGGCCACAGCATGGATCGCCTTGGTGCGGGCGCGTGCGGCCCTGGCCCGGAAGCGCTTCCTCAGCAGCCGGCGAGCCACGTACCAGAACGGTTTGGCCGGGACGTGCACGCCGGCGGGCGTCATGTGGCCGGCGTCGAGGTGCAGCGGATAGGGCGCCTCGGGGCCGCCGACCGAGACCTTGAAGCCGACCTCGCCGACCGGCTCGAGCTTTACGGTCGCCTCGAGCGTGCCGTCGCCATGGGCGATCCCGGCCAGGACCTGGTCCTTGAACTCGGTGGCGTTCTGCTGATTGGCGGCCTTGATGTTCTCGTGTACCGCGGCTGGGAACCGCTGCAGGACCTTGGTCCGCCAACGCGCCAGGCCGGCCGGATCGGTCACCGCTCTCATGTGGCCACGCCCTGCTCGACCTGCATGACCAGCCAGCGCCGGCGGTTGGCGAGGTCGAGCGAAGACCGGACCGTGAATTCCCGCTGCGGATTGCGCGCGTCGACCACCTTGTCGCCGGCCTTGACCTTGCGGGTGCCGGAATCGCTGCGCACCCAGAGGTCGTAGGCCGCCGTGCCCTGCAGGCGGTCGGCGATCACCTTGTCGCCGCCGGTCGACGGCAAGAGGGCCGCGCGCCTGGACGAGCAGATGGGCTTGTACTCGCCCTCGTAGTTGCCTGCGCCATCGCCCGGGCCGTCCGGATCCAGCGCCTCGCGGCGCTCGAACCAGACGCGGTCGCGCAGGTCGCCCGCCCCGGTGATGATCACGGCTGCGGTTCGAACCCGGCCGCGGGCCCGTCAGGCCGCGCCCCGGCCGGACCTTGCGGCGGCTCGGCCGGCCCAGACTCCGCGGTCGCCGGCGGGGGCGGCGTGGCCGGCTGTGCGCCCTCCGGCGGATCCGCGGCCACGGCCTTGCCGGCGGCGATCGCCGCCTCGGCGCAGAGCCGGCGAACGCTGCGGGGCTCCTCGGCCGGCGCGAAGGCCAGGGTCGTCAGACCGTTGCGCTCCGGCGGCGACCAGTCGAAGGGGGCCGTGAACACGACCCAGGCCATGTCAGGATCCGACGATGACAACGTCATAGTCCACGCCCGTACCGGATCCGCCGTTGAGGACCTTCAGGAGGTCGCCGGTGGCGGGAGTGACGTCGAAGCCGACCGGGTCGGCGTAGAAGGCGACGCCGCCGGGCTGGACGGTCTGGGTGCCGGTAGCGCCCCAGGGCCCGACGAACGGGTTGGAGCCGGCTCCGCCCAGCACCACGGCGTTGACGTTGGTGACGTGCGCCTTGACCAGGATGGCCTTGACCTTGGTGAAGGCCAGCACCGCGCCGAAGGCGTCGGTCAGCGAGCCCGACAGGTCGAGGTTCTCGGTCGCCGAGGCGGCCAGGGTGCGGGTGTCGGCGAACACCTTGCTGGCCAGGCCGGAGCCGGAACCGGTCAGGAAGCTCAGCAGCGCCTTGAAGTCGATCGGCTGATTCGGCGCGGAGATGTCGTTCGCGCCGGTGTATTCGCCTTCCACCCTCACGGTGAGGTCGAGATTGAGGCCCATGGGCTCTGTTCCTTCGGGATCTGGGTTAGGTGCGGGGCACGCGGTAGGGCTTGAGCAGGCGCGCGACGGTCGGGCTTTCGATCAGCGTCACGCGGCTCGCATCGATGACGATGCTGGCGCGGTTTTCGTAGAGGTCGCCGACCATCAGCTTGTGGGCTGTGCGGATGGGGCCAGGGACGGCCGCCGGAGGCCCGTAGCCGGCGACGTAGGTGATCTGAACGGCGCGGGGGTGACAGCCCGTGGACGGCCAGCAGAGGCCCGGCGCGGGCTCGATTGAGGCCAGGGGGCCGTCGAGCAGGATGTATTGGTCGGCCGCCAGCGTCTGGGTGGCCAGGTCGGGGTCCAGGTAGTCAATCGACGTGACCGAGACCAAGGGCGGCAGCGGCAGGCGAATCCGGCGCGGATGGCGATGGTAGGCCGAGGCGAATAACGGCGCGGCGGCCGGCCAGAAATGGCGCCCCGGGAAGCCGGGCAGCGAAAGCTGCCAGCTCTGACTGACCAGGGCGCGGCCGAGCGTGCCGGCGAAGCCGTCGAGAGAGGCCGTTATGCTATCGCCCAGCGACTCGATCAGGTCGTTGTCGTCGTCGTGGTCGACGCGGAGGCTGAGCTTCAGCTCGTCGAGACTGACCAGCGGCTCGGCGGGCTCCGCCACGCGCACGAGGTCGAGCAGCGCGCCGTGGTGGCGATGCATGTCCTACCTCGTGCGCGTGGGGGCCAAATTCCGCCGGCGGCCGCCGGCGGCCTCAGGTTCAGATCGGCGGGTTGGGCGTCGGCGCCTGCTGCGGGTGACCGAGCAGGGCGATGATCGCCAGATACACGGTCCCGGAGTTCAGCGCCGGTGTGACGGTCATGCGCGTGTAGCGATGGCCGCCGACGTAGCCGAGTTTCCGGGGCTCGTTGTCATCCGCGAAGTTCGCAGAGGCCAGAACCTCGGTGCCAAGCAGATCTGTGTCGGGCGCGGCGACCATGTCGCTGCCGTCGGAGGCGTCGCCGTGCTCGAGCAGGGTTGTCATCGTCGCATCGGTGTCGGTGTCGGCGCCGAACAGCAGCAGATAGGTGACGCTTTCGTAGTCCGCGCGGTCGACGATCTGGCCGACGATGGCGGTGTTGTCCGCGATGGCCGCCGCCGGCGAGACCGCCCGCACCGGATGGACGTTGTTCATGAGGTCGTGCATCGGGGAGAGCTCCCGTTGAGGTTGGGTGGGACGGGCCGCCATGCTTTCGGGCTGTGGGGATCTCGAGCGGCGTCCTGGCGGCCCGTCCCGGGGCCTGCTGACGCGGCTAGGTCTTGGTCAGGGCTCCAGAGGAGCCCCTCAGGCTTTAGGGCCTAGGCAGAGATCTTCAGGAGCTTGATCGCCTCGTGCTTCTGGATCCCGCCGCCGACGCGCTTGGTCGTGTAGAACAGCACGTTCGGCTTGGAGGTGTAGGGGTCGCGCAGGACGCGGATCCCGATGCGGTCGACGATCACATAGGCCCGCTTGAAGTCGGCGAAGGCCACCGGGAAGGCGTTGGCGGCGATGTCGGGCATGTTGTCGTCGTCGGCCAGCGGATAGCCCAGCAGGGTCGGCGGTTCGCCCACCTTGTTGGAGGGTTCCCACTGGTAATGGCCCTGGCTGTCCTTCAGCTTGCGCACCGTGCCGGCGGTGAAGCGGTTCATCAGCCAGCTGGCGTTGTTGCGGTAGCCCTGCTTCAGCCCGTAGGTCAGGCTGATGAAGGCGTCGAGGCCGGCCGGGTCGGCGGCCAGCGCCGCACCCACGCCGGACACGATGTAGCCGATCTTGCCAAAGGCCAGGGCCGCACCGTCGGCGGCGGTCTGGTAGCTGAGGATGCCCTTCGGCCGGCCGACGCCACTGCCGGAGACGAACGCCGCGCCTTCCTGCTCGGCGAACTCGATGGCCACTTCGTCGGCCAGCCAGGCACCGATGTCCAGGACACTGTCGTCGAGCAGCGCCTGGGTGGCGGCGGGCTCGGCATAGAGCTCCATCGCCTCGAAGGCCAGCTCGACCAGCTGCGGCGGGTTGGTCTCGGCGCGGGCCTGGCGCTCAGCAACCCAGCCGGAGGTGGTGCCGGCCTTGTTGATCAGCTTCTTGTAGGTCGCCGTCGAGATCGGCCGGACGGTGGCCAGGCCGCGGACCGCGGAGACCCGGGCCAGCACGCGGTCGATCGTGGTCTCCATCTCCGCCGGGACCAGGTTGCCGCCGTCAGGATCGGACTGGGTGGTGAGCGCCGCCTTGACGGCGAGCTCGCCCAGCGCCTCGGGATCCTTGCCACGGCGGAAGAAGCCGTTGAACGCAGCGCTGTAGGCCTTGCGCTCGGGCGTCGCCGCCGGATCGGCGTCGCCGCCGTTCAGCTGCATGGCCGCGAGCTTCCTCGAAACGTCGCCGAGGGCGGTCTGCATGTCGCCGACCGCGGTGTTGATCTTCTCCACCTTCTCGTTGGTGACGACGTCGTCCTTGCCCTTCTCGATGGCCTTCAGGCGGTCGTCGTTGGCGGTCTTGAAATCGTCGAAGGCCTTGTTCAGATCGGCCAGGACCTTGGCCGGATCGGCGGCGTCGGCGCGGGGCGCGAAGCTGTGCACGGCGCGCGGATAGGCGAGCGCCGACGTGGCCGCGAGCGCGGCCATGGAAACGTGTTTCATGGGTTCCCCTTAGGAACGGATGGATTGGGTGAGCTCGGCGGCAGCGCCGAGCCAGCTCAGGTCCCCAGCGCCTGGCGTGGGGTCGTCATGGGCAGCGCCTGGCGTGCCCTTGATCTTGTTCAGTAGCGCGCGGGCCTCCGCCCGGGTGCTGCCGCTGCGGCAGAGCGCAATCTCGGCCTGGCGCAGCGCATTGCTGGCGCGCGCCTGCTCGGAGACCGCGGCGTCTTCCTTCATGTCGTCGGCCGAGAGCGTGCCGGTGGCGAAGCCGCGTTGCTCGGCCATGGCGCCGCCCATCCAGGTCTCGGCGTCCATCCACTTGGCGCAGTCGGCCAGCTTCGATCCGGAGGTCTCCGAATAGACACCGGCCATGGCCGCGTCGAACGGCTCGAGGAACTGGGCGACCTCGGCCATGTCATGGCGGTTGCCGGCCGCCAGGACCCAGCAGTTGTGGATCATCAGGAAGGCGGCGGGCGCGACCAGGCGCTCTTCGCCCGCCATGGCGATGATCGAGGCGGCCGAGGCGGCCAGGCCGAAGACCTTCACGCTGACCTTGGCCGGGTGCTCGAGCAGCCGGTTGTAGATCGCGATGCCCTCGAACATGTCCCCGCCGGGACTGTTGATGTGGACCTCGACGTCCTGCTTGCCGATCGAGCGGAGGGCCGCGTCCACGCGCTTCAGGGTGACGCCGCCGCCGGTCCAGTAGTCGGCCCCGATGACGTCGTACATGGTGATGACGTTCGCGCCGATCTCGCCGGCGGCCTGCAGGCCGGCGTTCCATTTCTCGAAGGCGTCCGGTGGCGTGAAGGCCGCGACGTCGAGTTTGGCCGGCAGGCGGGCGGCGATCGGCGACGGCCGCGACATGGCCATCACACGGGGCGCCATCACGCGCGGGCTAGCGGCCGGGCGGTTGAGCATCGGCAGATCCTCCCGCGCTCGCCGGCGCGACGTTGGTGGGTTTTGGCAGGTCGTCGCAGCCGGGCTTCGGCGCCAGGTCCTCGAGATTGCGGACCTCATTCTGGGACATCCAGGCAGGGGAGCCGCCGGCGCCCAGGGCCCTGGCGTAGCCCTCGGTCCGCGCGGTAGTGTCGCCGCGCAGCAGGCCGCGGATGTCGATCCGCACGAAGACGCCGTTCGCGCGGTCCTGGTCGGTCAGGCAGTCGCGATGCAGCGACTGCTCCCACATCGTCAGCCAGTCGAGGGCGTTGTACTGGACGAAGCCGGTCGACTGCTGCTCGAGGCCGGTGCCCCAGCTGGTCGATTTGTCGGTGTCGCCGATCATGTGCGGCGGGACGCCGTAGAACATGGCGACGTCGGAGCGGCTGAATTTCCGGGTCTCGAGGAACTGGGCGTCCTTCGCCGAGAGCATGCCCTCGTCGAACTGCAGGCCCTCCTCCAGGATCATCAGCTTCTGGGCGTTCTCCGCGCCGGCGTTGTTCTCATCGATCGAGTCCTTCAGCCGCTGGTAAGCCTCCTCCGACAAGGCGGTCGGGGAGCGCAACGCGCCGCCTGCCAGCACGCCTTGGGTGAACAGCTTGGCGCCGGCCCGCTCCGTCTGGATCGACAGGCCCAGCGCCTCGCGGGCATAGCGGATGACGCCCATTCCGCGGATCCCGTCGAGGGTGAGCCCGCGCAGGTGAAGCAGGTCGCCTTGGGCCAGGGGCACCCGGGTCCCGTCCCGACGCACATAGGCGTAGGAGAGGCTCATGTCGGCCTGCTGCAGGACCTCCATCCGCTCGGGCAACAGCGGCCAGAGTTCCAGGATCTTCGGTCCGGCAGTGATCTTCAGGGCGAAGCCGTCGCCACGGTTCACCGCGTGGGCGGTGAGCATCTTTCGGAACTCGGCCGGGGTCTGCCAGCTGTTCGGCCGCTCGGTGAGGACCGCGCGCAGCGGGTGGCCCTCGGCGGGCACGCGCTCGCGCTCGCTGACCCGGCGGTAGACGTCGATCGGCGGGTTGCCGCAGACGCCGGCGATCAGGTGCGTGCAGCGCCAGGCCGCCGCGACCCGCATAGCGCCCTCGACGGTGACGGCGACGCCGGAGGCCGACATGTTCCCGCCGCGCAGGAAGTCCCCCAACCGCGGGTCGGCCAGGTCGGCGAACGTGATTCCTTCGCCGGCGTCGGCGCGGATCGACCGCATCGAGGCGCCGCGCACCAGGTGGCCCATCAGGCCGATGCTCATGCAGCGCTCCGAGCGCTGAGCCAGGCGATGACGAGCGCGAACAGGCCGGTGATTATCCAGCCGAGCGGGTGGTAGATCTCCGCCGCGCCACGGGCCACACAGGCGCCCCCGAGGACTGCGCAGGCGTCGCGCGCGACGCTCGCCGGCGGCGGCCGCGGGAGATGGGCCCGCAGCTTCGTCAGTAGACGGCGCATAGGCGCTCCTCAGATTCGGCGGATGCCGCGCTGGTCGTAGACGGAGGTCACGGTGGACTCGGCGCTCTCGGCCGCGCCCACGGCCATGGCCAGGGAGACCAGCGGGTCGATGCGTTGGGTCGCCTTGCGCTTGGAGAACCAGCGGTTGTCGAAGGGGTCGCGCTCGACCGCGGCCGACATGGCCGCGCTGATCAGCACAGGGTTGATCTTCAGCCGGATCCGCTTGTCGAGGATCAGGGTCTCCAGCGCGTTCAGCGAGCCGGGCATCCACAGGCCGTCGGGCGGGTCCCGGCGCGAGCGCTTGGCAGCCTCAAGCTGCTCTTCGCTGGGCCGGGCCCGACGCTTGCCGCCTTGCGGATGCTCAGCTTGCGGGATCTTCAGGCCGAGCGCGTCGATCTCTTCCTCGAGCTTGCGCCAGGCGTAGCGGTCGTAGGCCAAGAGCCGGATCACGAAGTCGGTCGAGACGCCGGCCAGGTAGGCCGCCACGAAGTCCAGGCGGATCTGCTGGCCAGGCGGCGCGCGCAGGAAGCCCTGCTGCGCCCACAGGTCGTAGGGGGCGCTGTCGGCCCGCGCCCGCTCCTCGACGGTGTCGCCAGGCGTCCAGGCCTCGATCCAGGCGTCGTAGGTCGGCAGCTCGATCGCCACCTGCTCGCCGTCCTGCTCGCGGAACCGCTCGACGGTGCCGGTCTGGACGACGTGGGCGACCGCGGTGAGGTCTCGCGTGCCGGAAAGGTCCGCGCCGAGGTTGACCGGCTTGCCGTGGTGGTCGGCCGGGTCGAAGTCGGCGAGCACGCTCTCCAGCGTCTCGCGGCTGATCCAGGCCTGGTCCGAGTCGGTCCAGACACAGAAGTGGAGCCGCAGGATCCCGTTGAGCTTGCCGGGCATGGCGCGCGCCTGGGCGACGACGCCGGCCAGGTACTCCTCGGTGAGGATCACCCCCAGCAGCGGGTTGGCCTTGCGCCAGCAGCTCGGGTCCTTCAGCGGGTCGTCGCCCTTATCGAGCGCGCAGACGTAGGCGAAGGTGGTGTCGTCCAGGACCTCGCCGACATAGGTGAAGTCGTCGTCCGGCGTCCGCGTGCCGGCGGCGACCCGGACCGCGTGCTGATGTTCTTCCCAGCACACCGAATGCCGGTCGGAGCCGGCGTTGGTGATCATCAGCAGGAGCGGCTGGCGGCGGAACTTGAAGCCCCGCTCGAGCATCTCCATCACGTCGCGGTTCGGGTGCTCGTGCACCTCGTCGCAGAGCGCGAAATGCGGCCGGGGCCCCGAGCCGGTCTTGCCGGCGTCCTTGGAGATCGGCCGGAAGAACGACCCCGTCGCCAGATGCGCGACGTTGTACTCACGGCCTATACCGCCGCTCATCTTCAGGCGCTTGAGCAACGCCGGAGACTTGCGGATCATCTTCACCGCATCGGCGAAGAGGATCGCGGCCTGTTCTTTCTTCGCGCCGGCAGCGTAGATCTGCGCGCCGGCCTCGCCATCGGCGAGCAGGCCGTAGACCCCGAGGCCGCCGGCGAACGGCGACTTGCCGTTCCCCTTGCCCTCCTCGACGTAGGCCCGCCGGAAGCGCCTGGTGCCGTCGGCGGCGCGGCGCCAGCCGTTGAGGGCGCCGAGCTTGAACGCCTGACTGGGCGCCAGCCGGAAGGGCGTGCCCTCGAACTGGCCCTCGGAGAGCTTCAGTGCCCCTTCGAAGAAGGCCCAGATGTGCTGGGCCCAAGCGAGCTCCCACACCAGGCCGCGGCCCGGGCCGTGCGCCAGGTCGTCGAGGTGGCGGCGGCAGGCGTTGCGGACGTGGGGCCCAGCCACCTCGCGGCCTTCGACGACGTCGAGGGCGTAGGCGGTGGCCCGGTCGCCGTCAGCCACCAGGCCGCGGGCCAGGGTGAGTTGGGCGTCAGTGAGTTCGGCTGGTCGGCGCGGCGAAGAGCGCGGCTTCCGGATCCTCTTCGCCGTCATCCGGGAGCGTCACCTTCGACTCGTCCGCCGGCGTCGCGCCCAGCTGGGCGAGGCAGCGCCGCAGCTCCTGCGCCGCCTGCAGGCCGAGCGGGACCTTCTCCGGATCAGGGTCGATCATTCGTCCGCGGTAGATCGAGGCGAGCTCGACCAGCACGCGATGCGATTCCTTCAGCCAGGGCAGCTCGCGCTTGAAGGCCTGGAACGCCTTCATGCCCGAAGGCCCGAGCCACATCGGCGCGGCGCCCAGCGCCGCGACGCCGCGAGGCGCCCGGCGATTCTTGTGGCGGCCCGGGTTCTTCACGTCGGCCGCCGTCGCCTTCGCCTTCGCGACCGGCGTCCTCGCCCTGGCCATCATCCCCTCGGGGTCATGTTTTCAATCGTGGACGCGCGCAGAAACCGTGGGGCCCGGTAGGCTAATCGAGGGGCTCAGAGATTTGACACCCCCCTACCCCAGACATCCACCTAGGCTACGATGCCCAGCTCGTTCAGCTGGCCCTCTACGAGGTCCAGGCGGCGCTGCAGCTCGACAACGATGTGAGGCTTCAGGACGGCGGTCATCTCAGCATCCTGGTACTGGCCTACGATCGAGATGGATGAGCCGGTGATCACCTTCACCGCTGCAAGGCGAGAAGCCAGCTGCCTATGTTCGTCGACCAGCTCGGTCGCACGTCTGAAGTCCTGCAAGCGCAACGCCATCAGGTACTCCGGTTAGACGGGTGTCTTGGATCGATCGGCCACCCACCAGGATCAACCTGCGTACTGAAGCCGAGGCGTTCTTCGCGCTGGATCGGGCCGTCGTGGCAGGGCGCGCAGACACTCTCGAGGTTGTTCGGATCGCGAAACAGCTTCCGGTCGCCCTTGTGCGGGATCTTGTGGTTGGCCACCGTCGCAGCGACGGGGCGGACGTCCGTGCTGCAGCGGCAGCAGAGCGGGTCCCTGGCCAGCTGGTTGTCACGGAGCTGCGCCCACTCAGGGGTGGAGTACATCCACCTGTAGGCGGCCGCGGCTGCGCTACGCCGCTCGCTTGCTCTGCTCACTGGAGCCTGCGCGCGCCTCGCGCTCGAGCCGCTCCCGCCTAAGCTGGGCGCGGATCTCGCTGGTGCGCCGACAAACCTCTTCGTCCGTCAGCAAGCGCCCATGCAATGGGGTGACGGGCTGGACACTTCTGTCCATGCTGGAATTCTCCCACCCGCCAAGGAAAGGTTAACACCACGGCTTAGCCGTGTGAATCCCCTACGCGGTCGCAACGTCCAACGAGACGTTCTCCCAAGCCGCATCGCTCGCCGCCCGGCGTGCGAAGCGGATGTAGGGCTTGGTCCCGTCGACCGTGATCGACTCCTTCAGGGCCTCCATCGCCTTGACCCAGCGTGGCTCCTGGATGTCGAGCCGCAGCAGACCCAACAGCGCGCCGCGGTTGATATGGCCGGCGCGGTTGACCCTGAAGGCGTTCATGACGATCGCGCGGATCTCGGCCTGGCTGTCGGCCGACCACTCGGCGATCAGCTCGTCGACGATCGCCTTGCAGGCCTGCAGGTCCTCGGACTTGAAGGCGAGCACGTCGGCGATCTGCACCTGGATCCGCAAGCTGCCATCGTAGGACAGCAGGGTGACGTTGCCCTTCTCGCCGCCGGGCACGGCCTTGGCGCCGTATTTCTCGGCGACCAGGTCCAGGAAGGCGTCGACGTCGCCGAACGCCTTGACCTTGAACTCCGAGAGCGTTTTGGCCAGCGCCTCGGCATGGCTGAAGAGCTCGCGCACCATCTCGTCGCGCATCAGGTCCGGCTTCTTCACCAGCTCGATCGGCACGAGCGAGCCCTTGGTGTCGGGCATGTAGGACTTGCCGTTGAGCTCGATCTGGCCGGCCGGCTTCATCTGACGAATTCCAGCCACAGATGTCTCGAATGGTCGGAGTACTGAGCCAAGCTGACCCGGTTGTGCTCGGCCAGGCTGTTCGAGATCCAGGCGCGCTCCATCGCCGCGGCGATCGAGCGGGCGTCAGTCGGATCCGCCTGCGAGAGCCTGGATGCCCAGGGGACCTCGGCCGACACGGCGATGGGCACGTGCTGGCTGGCCGCGTCGGCGGCGACAATGTTGAAGGTCTCGCTGAAGCTGACTTGGCTGACGACGTCCATGCGGGCCACCAAGCTGCGGAAGCCGGCATGGTCCATCCATCCGTGCTCCATCAGGCTGGCCCGCGGGGTGTGATCGAAGATCGCCCGCAGGTTCTTCAGGATGGGACCGCCGCCCATCTCCACCCGCTGGCCGTTGATGTGGAAGTTGAGCCGGCGGCCGACCCGGTCGGCGAAGATCAGCGCGCCGATCGCCTGGGTGACGAGGTTCTTCAGCGGCCTGATCGCGCCGAAGCAGCCAACATCCAGATAGCCGTCGCTGCCTTTGCGGCTGCAGGGGCTGCGCTCGACGGGATAGACGTTCGGCAGGAACGGCACGCGGCGCTCGAGCTCGGCGTCCGACCAGCCGGGATAGACCATCCTGGCCAGGAATCGGGTGTCGGCCAGCATCCGCGGGCTGTTGGGCGCCAAGGCGACGTTCGGCCGCTTCAGGTACTCAAGCGACCATTCGAAGGCCATTCCCTCCGATGCCAGGAAGGGTGTCTCGGAGTGATTGCGGACGATGAAGTGGACGCCCGGGCAGGCCCGCTGCAGGTCATCGAACTTGTACGGCGGGCACCAGAACGCTTCGATGATGACGTGGGTCGCCCGGAAGGCTTTCACCTCGCGGTGGACGTCGTTCCCATCGCGCACGTGGACCAGCTGGGCGGGGACGCCGGCGGCGGCCAGCATCTCGACCACGAAGCCGGCGCTGTTGCACAGGCCGCTGGACATCGGCCGGCCTGTCGGCGCCTCGCCCCAGCTATAGTCCTGCCCATACGGCTGATCGCGCTGTTTGAGCACGAAGAGCACGCGGGCGCGCTGGCCGGCTGGCGCGATGCCATCGGGGTGGTGGTGGCTCATCGGCGGGATGGCTTCCAGACTCGAGTATCGGTGTTTCGGCAGCCGTCGCCGCGGAGGCGGCCGGCCATTCGGCGCAGGCGCTTGGCGGCCTCGTCCTTCACCAGGTGAAAGCGCTCGGGGTCGCCATGAAGCAGCGCCAGGCGGTTGACCAGGTCGGCGATGGCGTCGGCCTCGGCCGCCTCGTCCTGGATCACAGGCCCACCTTGCCGGCGGCATTCCGGCGAAACCGATCGACCGACTGGATGTAGCCGGCCGTGGTGTCGAACTTCGCGTGTCGCGCGTGCGCCTGAAGGACGTCGGGCGCCGCGCCCTTCTCGGCGGCGCTGGTCAGCAAACCGCTGCGCAGCGAGTGGCCGGCGAACGCTGCGGGATCCAACCCCGCGCGCTGGCAGGCCGCCTTCACGACGTTGGCGACCGTCTTGTCGGAAATCGCGGCGCCGGAGATCCCGCCATGCCGGTCGATGGCCCGGAAGATGGGGCCCGAGGTGATCGCCGCGGCGGCCAGCCAAGCCTGCAGCGCGGAGACCGCGCAAAGCTTGCGGCCATAGGGGATGGCGACGATCGCGCCGTTCCCCGTCTGGTCGCCCTTCGACCGATCCAGGTGGACCTCGAGGCCGGCGGCCACGAAGACGGCGCGGACCGAACCTGCGCCGTCGCCCTCCAGCGTCAGCGCGGCGAGTTCCGAGCGGCGCAGCGCGCCGGTGAAGCCCACCAGCAGGATCGCCCGATCGCGAATCCCTGTGCGGGTCGCCGGAAGCTTGGCGATCGCGCGGCGAAGGTCCTCGGTGATCAGCGCCCGCTTCTTGCGCGGCGG